AAACCAATAAACCAATTCCAACTCTTATTTGTAGCATCTACTGTATGTTTTATCCTCTCAATAAATAATTCAAATGTTTCTATTGTACCTGCTCCTGTTGTTACCTTAGCCTCAACAAAACTACCTAGATCAAGCCCAAGAGCTTTTGTCCATAGGCTAGTGTTTGCTTTGGGAGTAAAAGATAGAGATTCAATTCTTGTTTGTGGTATATCATTTGCAACAACTAATTGTTCAGCAATACTTAATACATTTGCATCAGAAACATTTAAAGTGCCTGATTGTGTAAGAATATTACTACCAAATCTATCTACTGAATCAGAACTTACTGCTGTTTGCTTAGTGCCACCTGTTCTCGTTCTTTGTACAGTATTGACAATTTTATCATCATCAAAACTGCTTTTTATATCAACATAGTTTAGTTCTCCAACTCCCTGACCGAAAGTAGCTGCTGGAGTAGTTGTATTAGTCAATCTGAAGTTTCTATCTCTAAATGTTGCTTTACCATCTGCTGCTATGAAAAATGTACCATTTTCAGCCAACTCAACAGCTCTTAGAGCTGCAAGTACAGTATCTGTTGATGGCTGCACTTGTACCTCTAATTGACCTGTTGATATTTGCTGTTCACTATATCCAAACGAATCAAGAATGTTTTTTACTCTTACTGATGATAATTCTTGTGCTTGTGTGAGTGTAAGTCGTGTTGTAACGCCAAGAGTTGATATTCCTAGATTCCAACCAAAACCATCTAATGTTGTATTGTTGAATAATTTAAAAGCATCAATACATTTGATTTTTACTTCTGCATCTGTTCCCTGTCCGGGATAATTAGCAGGAAAGTTCTCAACGAAACCTGAAAAGATTATGTAAGTTGTGCCACCAAAAGCTGCTTTAATCCTTATCTTTTTTAGTGGCTGAACTTTAGATCTATTGTTTGTTGAATCATAATAATGTGTTGTTTGATTTGGAGAGAATCTATTATCTCTGTTATCTAATACAACAGTTGCACTACCGGGATTAAATTGTGATAAGTTTGTTGCCCTACCTCTTTGAATACTGAATCTTCTAAGAAAAGCAGATACATCTGTATAAGTTTGTGATGAATCCAAAGGATTAGAGTCAAACGCTATTTCTACTGTTAGCGTTACATTAGAATCAAATGCAACACTCATTATATGAAAGAAAAGCCCTTATCGTTTGCTCTTTTTTGCGTTGTAGTCAAAAAGTCCTCTGCTGTATCTGAAAGCTCTACTATGACTTTAAGTTCTCCACCATCATTAGGTGTTGTTGTTCCACCTCCAGAAATGTTACTTTGATCTGTAACAAATGGATTATCTCCGGGAGTTGGATCTGGTGGTATAAAAGGATCTTCATCAGGTGGAGGCAAATCACGAGTTCTAAATGATAAATCTGTGCCACTTCTCTCTAACTGTCTAAATAAATCTATTGCTATACGAATCTCATCAGCTAATTCTTGTGTTTTTTTCCTGTTTCTTTCTTTTGCAGCAGCATTGGCATCAAGATCATCAATCTCTCCTAATAATTGTTCTCTGACTTCTTTACGCTTTCGCTCTTCTCTAGCAAGAGCTGCTGTTAATTTATCTTCTGCTAATTCCAATCTTTCTCTAGCTGCAATAAGTAAAGGAGAATCGTTTATCAATTCATCCTCAACTAATGCAAGTTCGGCTTGTGCTAAAGCTAACTCTGCTGTTACATTTTTACCTGATTCTTGTGCTCTAGTTAAAATACCAATTTGTGTAGTAAGTTCATTTTTTCTTACTGCTGCCTCTGCATCTCTTAGATTCTCTTCAAGTGTCAATCTAGCCACATCTCTTGCAGCTTGGTTTCTAAGTTGTGTTGCCTCTGCAACATCTGCTGCACCTGTGGCAATAAGTTGTTGTAATTTAGCTCTCTCTGATTCTATTGCAATATTTGTAAGCAATAGTGAGTTTTGTTCCCCAAATATTGGATTTACTTTAAATTTTAATGTATCGGCTAATTTCTTTTGTTGTACTTCGTTTGTTAATGTTCCAAGTCTTGTTTTTTGCTGACTGATAAAAAGACCAAGATTTGCTTTACTCATCATTCCAAGTAAGTTAGTGAAATCTTGTGAAAAGCCTGTATTAGAAATTATTTGTACTGATTGTTCATTAAGTATCTCATTTGTTTTTTCAGTAGCTTTCAAAAACTCTTCTTGTGCATCAGCATTACCTCTCAATGCTTTTTGACCTAAGATATAATCTCTTACAAGATTAGTAAAAATGTTTCCTGCCTCTTCTGTCGCATCAATGCTTATAAGTATTGCATCATTGATAAATCCAAAACCTTTCACAACTGCTGGGCTTACATCCTCAACAAAATTGTTAAATATACCTATCAGCTCTCCTGCTGCTGGTAAGAGTTCTGCACCAACCTCCTCTTTGAGTTCTGTTGTAGCTGCTCTTGTTTGTAGAAGTTGTGCTGCAAAACCCTCTGACTCTCTCTCTGCGTTACCTATCTGAACTGCTGCTTTTTCAAATATAAGTTCTGTTGTTGCAAGAGCTTTATCTTGAATAGTCAATGCTGCAACTGTATCAGCCAATCCCATATTCAATGCTTTTTGTTGTACTTCAGTTTCCAAAACTTTGATTCCATAAGTAGCAAGTGATTCTCGCTCTCCGACAATCGCATTACGAAATGCTTGAAGTACCGGGAGAGCACCCTGACTGACATTATTAAAAGAGGCAATATCTCCTGCAAGAGTAAATAATCGTGAAGATAGATCTGCTGACTCTGATTGTGTAAAACCGATACCCTGTGCCACAGCACCAAAAACACCTACAAGCTGTTTTGCCTCTGATGTAGTCAAACCGAAAAGATTTGCATTCTTAGAGAGTTCCTCTCCTAGTTTTGCTGCCTCATCCCCAAATGTAGTTCCAAATGCACCTGATGCCTCTTGAGCTGCACTAGCTGCCTGAATAGATGCCAAAGAAAAGTCAAGAAGTTGTTTTCCTGCAAATAAAGCTGCACCTGCTATTGCACCCTTAGAAAGAGATGACATTCCTGCTGCAAACTGTTTATTTGATTTTGCAGTATTTTTTACAGTTGTATCAACCTTTTTTGTACTTCTGGAGAAATCATCTAGTTGCCTACCGGCTTTATCAACTCCGATAAGTTTCATTATTAGTTCTAGTGATGCTCTTGCCATTATTTCCTAAGTTTCTGCTTTGCTCTTGCCTCTGTCAATGCCTTTTGTTCTTTTTTCTGCTTATCTAAGTAGTATAGTTTCCAAGACTCAAATTCTCTAACTGACATTGATTTCCTCATGGTATCAACTGTCATACCTAAATCCATAGCTAAACGAAACTCAAATGCAAGTTCTTTATTGTTCAGGAAACTGCTCGGCTATATCAGCCTGTTCCCCCTTTGTCCAAGCCATACATTGATAGATACCCATAATCATTTTATCTATCATTGCTGGTGTAGCTTTTTCATAGAACTTATCAACATCAGACAAACTTTCTAACTCTGGATCTTTCAATCCTTTCATTAGGAGTTCTTTTTCAAATTGTGTGTCATCTCTGACACCATTCTCATCTTCTGCTATTTTGTTGATTTCAACTGCATCTGCTTTACTTAATCCCTGAACAACAACCGATACTTCCCATTCCGGGAGTTCTATTTCTTTTGTTGGTAAATCAGGAGCATTCTGAATATCATCCAGCTTAAGTCTTTTCATATAGATCTCCTTTTATTGTTAATCTATATTTTAAGCAGTTCCCTCTGTAACATCTCCTGTAATTTGAAAAGCTGCTGAAAATCCAACTGCTCCTCCAATATCAGGTGTTCTGTCATAAGAGGTTAGAATTGCTTTACCACTAGCCTTTGGATTTCCTCCGGTAGTTCCTATTGGATAGAACTCAAAATCAACTTCTGATCCTAGAATACCTGTTAGATAGCCATTGACTGTTGCATCAAAAGAGCCTGTAAGTGTTATAGTTCCATCTTTTAGCCCAGACACGAAAGCCTTTGAGCTATTTGAAAATGCACTTACCTCTGCAACATCTGCTGTTCTTGATACTGCAACATCAGTTAAGACATTAGATACATCTCTTAATGTTCCTCCAGAATCATCAAACTTAAATGCTGCATTCTTTCCATGTGTAAATGTAGGCATTATTCTCCTTTATTATCCCTGTCCAAAACTAATAGCAACTGTAAAACTAGGAGTTGAGCCTCCTATTGTTAATACAGCTCTTGCATATCGTGCTGGATTGCTTGTACTTGTTTTAAATTCAGATCCTACTGCTGTTTTCTGTGCAAATGTTATGTAATCAGAAAACGAGGCATTATCTGCACTTGTTTGTATTTTGGCATCTAATGTTGGAGAAGTACCACTTGCTGCTATAACATGCAAACTTCCTCCACCTCCATTTGTACCTGCTGCCCCAAAATCAACTGATGTTTCAGTTGATGTGGTAGTAAAAGCTGCTGGAGCTACAAGACTTTTACCATCAAAAAAATCATCACTAAACTGAAAAGCTACTGCTATTGATACAACTCCTCCAACATCTGCTGATCTATCATAAGATGTTTCAATAACCTTACCTAGTGTTGCTGGATTGCCTCTTGTGTATCCTGTCGGAGCTATTGAAAAAGCAGAGCCTGTACTTCCTAATTGTGCTAAAAATTCAGCATCAGAATCAGGAGAAGATGTTTCAAAATAACCAGATGCAGTTGCAGTACCATCTTTCAAACCTGCAATATAAGTCTTACTACTTGTTGAAAATGTACTTGTTTCAGCAACATCAGATGTTAAAGAAACAGATACATCAGAAAGAGTTGTACTCAAGTTTGTATTATCTAGTAATACAACTGCATCTTTTCCATGACTGAAAGTAGGCATTATTCAGTTACCTCCCACGCCTCATTTTCAGGAGTTTCTGGATTATCTGCCTTAAAACTACCATCCTCATTTCTAGCTCTTTTTTTAGTTGTTTTAGTTTTCTTTGCACTATCAAATTTTACTGCTGCATTATTCTTTATCAAACTTTTGGCGATTTTATCTGGAACATCTACAACATCTCCCGGCTCAACTCTTTTTTCTTCTTTGCCATCTGGATAGTTACTTCCTACTAATATTTCTATTTTCATCCTATTACCTCAATATTAAATGTTACTCCGAGATATACAGTACCCTGTGATACTTCGTACTCTCCATAATCTGTTGCTGATACCACTCTAGCAGACATTGCTGCACCTCCCAATGTTGAATCTCCCTCTATTGCAGCCTTAACACTTGAGCCTCCACTACTTGCCAAAAAGGCATCAAGTGAATCTTGAGCACTAGCAGCATCAACTCTTTGTATGTAAAGAACTATCGGTATGTCATAAGTATCAGCACCTCTTGCCATTGTTGTATCAAAGCTAAGAGTATTGAAAGGAGCGATTATTATTGCTGGAGGATCTAGAAAATCAGGTACAGTATCGTAAACTGTAACACCTGATATAGTTGCAAGTCTTGTTTTGAGTCCATCTCTAATACTTGAAAATGTTGCCATTAGTTTATACTCCTAGCAATATCTTGTGCAATCTTTTCTAACATTTGTTCGCCTCTTTGCTTTATCTCTTTCTCCCTTTCAAAAACTGTACCACCAATAAATGGTTTCATTTTAAGACCTGTCTTACTAATTTTTCTTGCAACTAAAAAAGCGTTCATTTTTGGCTGCCCTCTTTTTGCCCATGCAGCTAAAGATGAGCCCTCTTTGTATGGTGGAAAAAATGGTCTTGTTCTCTTTATCGGTCTAAAACTTCTATATATAGGCTTACCATGAATAAAAGGTGCGTATGGTGCTGAAGTAGCAAGACTTATTCCCTTTGACATTCTAAGCACATTTGTGTTTCCTAGTTTTTTAAAATATATTGATCTTTGTGCTTTACCTGTTGATTTACTTGATTTTGATTGTGGAGATGGTGGGAGTCTTAATCTATCTTTTGCATCCTGAACTAAATCTCTACCTAAATCATTGAAAAAATCTACTGATCTTTTGTTCCAAATTGATTGATTATTTATTGACCTACTTAAATCAAGAGCACCTTTTAATGTAAGTTTCATGCTCCATAAATCCTATTCCTATTTACTTGCGTAATACCTACGAATGGTCGCCCTGCTGATAATGTTACAGTTTTTTTCTTGAACTTTTTGCAAAGTGTCTTTACATCAGGATCTAACTCTGATAGAAAAATAACCGGTGCATTCCCTGTTTCAGGATTGCCACTAAATCCCATAGGGCTATTCTTTCTCTGGAAAAACCGAGCAGCTTGTATAAGTGTCGCCTGTTGTATTGCTGCCGGTACTGTTTCACTTCCAGACTGCACCGGAAACCCAAAACTCGCAGTAACTTTTAATCCTCTTGGATATTTAGTTGGTAAGACTTTACCACTTACCTCTATTGCCATAACTATCTTATCAAATGGCATCTTAGGATCTAAGTTTGCTGCATTATGAGGATAT